GGGGGAAGGGCGCGGCGGGCGGGGGCGCGGGGGGCGCGAGTGCGGGGGGGGGGGGGGGGAGCGGGTCGGCCCCAGCTTTCGCACCTCCCTCACTTCCACAGGCCAGCAGCAGCCCCGCGAGAAACAGCGTTCCCGGTAGCCCTGTTCGCGCCGAACGGACCGTTTTTCCTTTGTTCATTTGCTTCCCTCCTTTACCTTACTGGACGAGCAGCCAGTATAATGCCCGCCAGCTCTTCTTGACCTCGTCGCTATATGCGACGGGGGTCTATCCCTTTTCGCTACTGCAACCGGGATTCCATATCCTCCCGGACTGCATCGACAAGGCACACGCCGCATTTCAGGCGGTGTTCCAGATCGTCCAATTCGGCGGCGCTGGTGATCGGGTACCATTTCGTTACCCCATTTCCTGCGTATTAATGTGGTGTTGCGCTTGAATTTTGTAGCTTATTTGGGACAATTAACGTAAAAAAATATCAATTGGATTTTCAATGTTCAACACCTCACAAATCTTCACTATTTCGGCAAGCTTAAAATCTCGTTTTCCGCTTATCTTTCGGCATAATGTTTGTGGAGAAATACCTATACGCACTGCCAATCGATCTTGCGAAATTCCTTTTTCGGCCATTTTTCCGCGCAACAAATTTGCATTCATATTGTCCCTTCTTTCGTTGCTTATTTGATCTAAATTAAATATATACCACTTAATAGAAAAAGTCAACCCAAACACGCAACTAAATTAAAACTATTGTTGCACTTATAGACTAATTGGATTATAATAAAACCAAAAGGGGGAGGTGAGCGGGTGAGAAAAAAAATAGGCAGTCAGTATAATGAGAAAAAACTTTCCGAAGTTGCGCAGCGTATAAAAGCACGTCGCATCGCTTTGGGTTATAGTTATCAGGATTTAGCAGACCTTACCAGCATGAGCAAATCTACACTTCAAAGGTATGAAACGGGCGGTATTGCAAATCTTCCCGTCGATAAAATTGACTGCATCGCCATAGCTTTAAAAACAACATCCGAATACCTGATGGGCTGGAAAAACGCAAGCGAGTTAAGCGACTCTGTTTCGGAAGAGCTAAAAAATCTGTCAGAACTGATGAGACAATGCACAGATAATCTGTTGTTAACTGAAATTAACAATCTACTGAAAAATATTAGCTATTTTCTCGATCTTGACGAGCGGCAAAAAAAGCATGATTACTTAAAACTTGATACAATATCCGCATTTACTAGCGCAATACTGCAATTGTCTACGACATCCCATTTCATACAGCGGGCACGCAACGAGATAGAACAGAACATTGCCAAAATACATGACATACTAAACGATAGAAACTATCAGAAATTTGAGCATTTGACAAATTTATTTTTGGATAATTCGAAGGCCGGGCCTCCAAAACATCCCCAGAAGAGTAAAGGCCCGCTCGGCTAAAGCCAAACGGGCAAAAAAAGCCCGCCCGGGCTGGAACCCCGGACAGGCCAATACAGCAGCAAGCACAACACCACATTACGCCGCCCTGCAAGGTCAATTATACCACCTTCGCAGGGCAGGCGCAAGCATCCCCGAAGGAGGTATTTTTTATGGGCAGAAGGACAAATACGGCGGTTTGGCTGGATAAATACCAGCGTTGGCAAATCAAAGTGCAGCGGGACGGCAAGCGCCGCACTTTCACCAGCTCCACCCCGGGCCGGGCCGGGCAGCGCGAGGCGAACGCAAAAGCCGACCAATGGCTGGACTTTGGAATCGACGGTAGCCAGCGGGTCAAAGACCTGTGGGATAGGTACACCGAGGGTTTGCGGGCTATTTCTACAACGACGTATAAACGCGGCTGTTACATGGGCGAAGCATGGGTAAAACCCCGAATCGGCCATAAGAAAATATCCTCCCTAACAGAGCAGGACCTACAGGACGTAATAAACGCCGCCGCCCGCTCGGGTATCCGGGACAAAAGCCGGGGCCTTTCGAAAAAATCCCTCGAAAATATCCGGGCCGAGCTGAAAGCCTTTCTCAAATTCTGCCGCAAGGCAAAGGTAACCACCATGTACCCGGAGGATTTAACTGTACCTGCAGGGGCGCGGCGCTCGGAAAAGACCGTTGCGCAGCCAAAACACCTTGACATCCTCTTTTCTAGCGAAGTGACAACCTACCGGGGAAAGCTCATCTGCGACCCGCTCGTGAATGCCTACCGTCTGGCAGTAACCACAGGGTTGCGCCCAGGAGAGCTTCTCGGGCTTGAGTGGGCAGACATCGAGGGAAACCGCGTCTATGTGCGCCGGTCAATCAACGTATTTTCAGAACAGACGCAGGGAAAGAACGAAAACGCCGTCCGGGCCTTTACCATGATACCGGAGGCTTTGCAGGTAATCGAGGCCCAACGGGCCATTACAGGCCAGCGAGCGGGCCGGATATTCGAAATTCCGACGCAGCGAGTTTTCCGGGATAGCTGGTACCGGTATTGCAAGTGCAACTGTATTCCCCATATTACCCCCTACGAACTGCGGCATACCTTCGTAAGTATCGCCAAGGTGCTCCCAGAAGGTCAGGTAAAACCCCTTGTTGGACACTCAAAAGACATGGACACTTTCGGCACCTACGGCCACAGCATCGGTGACGATTCCGCAGCAACGGCACAGGCCCTCAGTTCTGCATTTCAGGCCGTTTTGCAGGCCGGAAAAGGCCGAGTGGGTTAAAAAGCGGGTTATGGACAAAATAAAAACCGCCTTGGAAGCTGATTCCAAAGCGGTTTTTCGTTGGAGCAGGTAACGGGATTCGAACCGAGTTTATCACATATTCAAGCCAAATTCAGCGCTGTTTTGCATCGTTTTTACCCCTAAAATCAAGCGCGAAATTTTCCTGACAATCCCCCAATTTTTGACCGAGTAAAAAAGTATGGGTTAAAAAACGGGTTGCATTTCAACTGCTCATCAAAAGCTATTGAGCCTTTGCAAGCCCCTGCAAAATTGCTGTGTGCTGCATGATCGTCAATTCGGCCGTGCGGAGCCTTTCGCGGAGATCATCCATCTGCGCGGCCCGGTCATTGGCCTTGTCCAACTTCGCGGCAATATCCCCATACTGTTCCGCAATCACCTGAATTTGATGTTGCTGCTTCTCGACCAGCACCCGAGTATATCGGACATCAGTTTCTAGGCCCTCCATGCGCTGTTCCACACCGCCTAACCGCTGATCTAGGCCGCCTATGCGCTGTTCCACACCGCCTAACCGCTGATCTAGGCCGTCTATACATTGCTCCATGCCGCTTAGCCGCTGATCTAGGCCGCCTATGCGCTGTTCCACGCCGCCTAACCGCTGTTCAACGCCGTCCAACTGTTTCGTAATAGGCTGTATTGCTGTTCCAATTTCCTCCCGCATCATATCGCGGAGGGCCTGCATTTCTTCTCTTGTCATATCCTCAAATCCTTTCTTCGGATCGTCACCATTGTACCATCAAAGCGCAATGACCGCAATGCCCTGATTATAAATTTCACTCATGGGCCGCGTCGCCGTCTCGCTCGATGGTCTCGCGGATCGCCCGGCCGATAAAGCCATTCACGCTTTCGCCCTTCTTTTCGGCGTGGGCCTGAATGGCTTCTTTTTCGCCTTTCGGAACCGTCAGGTTAATTCTGTCATAAGCTTTTGCGATATACCGATTAGTTGCCTTTTGTTGTGCTTTACTGATTTTTGAAGTTTCGTTCATTGCCTGCACCTCCTCTATTGTGTTTTTATTTTACCACAATGTCTATATTTGCGCAAGTATAAAACCGACGGTATATTTGCGTAAATATTGGTTGTTTTGTCAATTGATATATTTGCGCAAGTAAGATATAATTAAATTGCAAGGTGAGGGACGGCGGCAGCCGAAAGCGTCGCACAAAGCCCGGGGCAATATCCCTGTGAACCGCTCGAAGAGGTCAGGCATAGACAGGAAGATTCCCCGGGCCGTCCCAAACGAAAGGAGGCTTGCACAGTGGAAGGGTTACGAATCAAAACGGCGAGCGGGCAGGAATTCGACGTATCCGGCCCAGTTGGCTACAGCGTCGAATTTAATTGCTACTACTGCGCCGGGGAGAGCTGGCCCGCCGAGATCGTGAAGGAGGTAAAAAGAGCATGAGGAAATCAGACTTGCGCCGGGCGCTGGCAGAGTATCAGGAGATCACCGCGCAGCTCGGAGAGCTGGAAAAGCGCCGCGAGGCGGTAGCCGCGAAAATCAAAAGGCACATGGGTGAAGTTGAGGAAATCCAGATAGACGGCCTGACAGTTCGTTACAAGCCGGTCACATCCAACCGATTTGACAGCAAAGCTTTTTCGACGATCCACGAAAGCTTATACCGGCAATTTTGCCGGGCTTCGACCGTTAGACGCTTTACTGTTGCATGAAGGAGGGCGCGGCATGGAAACCATCACGCCGGAAGAGGCCGTAAAACTCGCAAGACATAAAACCATCGGAGACATGGCAACAGCAATTTCCATTGCAAAAGCAAGCGGCCTGCAACCGTCGATGTTTCGCGGGGATGTTTGCGTATCAATGGCAGCAATCACTAACGTATGGCTTGCCGGGAGGGTGCAGGGCATCCGCGAGGAGAGGGCCAAACGCCGCGCGGCTCTCACGCCATGAACGAGCCGCAGCGCCCGCCGCCCCGGGTAATATCCACAGAGTTAGCGCAAGGATCAGCCCGCCCGCGTTTCGTGGGCGGGCCTCCTATTTCCCGGCTCTTTGTGAAACGCGCGGCATTGAGTATCTCATATAGCACAATTCGCAAATGTTGCAGATTTTATCCCCTCGCAAATTTGTTTATCCCTCTGAACAAATCCGCAGACGTCTGCCGATTTATCCCCTCGCAAATTCGTTTATCCCTCTGAACAAATCCGCAAACGGTTGCGGATTTTCCCCTCGCAAATTCATTTATCCCGATGAAGAAAAATAGTAATCGGAGCAAAACCCTCAACGTTGAGGGTTTTATCCCCTCGCAAATTCGTTTATCCCTCTGAACAAATCCGCAAACGTCTGCGGATTTATCCCCTCACAAATTCATTTATCCTCGTAGAGAAAACGGCAACCGGTTGCCGTTTTCCCGAACGGCGCACCGGCCGGCGTTTCACCGTATCACAAATTGCCGTTTAGGGTTGCCCGCCATTCCTCAAATGCTGCTTCAAGGTCTATTGACTCCCCGGCCTCGCTCGCTTCGATTAACTCCCGTAATTTCCGGTCTGCCTGTTCCTGCACCCTTTTCCGTTCTGTCCGTCTGCGCTCGATCCGCTCGGCGGCCCGCTCGGTTGCGCTGCCATATGCCCGGAATGTCAAAACTCCCGTACCCCGCAATGAAAAAGCGTCTCCTTCCCCGGCGAGGAAAGGCCACAGCCGCAGCGCCGGGCGGGGCTTCCGTAGTTGTTCCAACGCCCTTTGCTCCAACTGGCGTACCCGCTCGGCCGATACTCCCCGCAGTCTGGCAAGCTGCTCAAGGGTCATCCCCTCAAAATACCGGCATCGGATCAGCTTTGCCAATGCTGGTGAAAGCCGGTCAATTTCCTCTTCCTCAATTTGCCGGAGCTGTCGCAGCCATTCCCGGCCCAAAATATCCTCAAATGCTTCTAGTGCCGTAGCATCAGGGATTGTTTCGGCCCTCAGTGCGCCGTCCTCATCATCGGCCGTCTCGTCAAGGCTAACCGACAGGTTGAGCGGTTCCCCGCGCTGGCGTTCGCTTTGGTAACAGAGAAGGACGCTCCAATGTTTCCGCAAAGGATAAGAAAGCCAAGAGAGCAATTTACAGCCCCGCGCGGGTTCGAAGGTCGCGACAGCGTCGAGCAGAGCCAAAAATCCCGCCTGCATGAAATCATCCACAGTCACCCCGCAAGCGTCACAGCGCCCCCGCGAGCGGGCCAAAAGCCGCCCGGCCTGCGCCATTACAAACCGGCGTACCTGTTCCCAAAGTTCGGGCAAAAGCTCTCGTTTCCCTTCCTGAATTCGTACCGCCATTTCCTCATTGCTCATTGACGTACTTCCGCCTTTCCGCTAAGATAAAATTGTACAAGTGGGCGCGGGAGTGCGCTGGAAATTGCTCGACGTCGAGCAATTTGGGAATGTAAAAATTGTACGAGCGGGCGCGGGAGTGCGCTGGGGCCGGATGCGTTGCAGCGCGTCCGGCCTTTCCTTTGGGAGTGAGTGAATAGCTCACTCCATGTCTCTGCTTCAAATTGTCCACCCCCACGAGCATTGCCAATTTGTTTATCCCCGCGAAAATTGCTCTATAAGCCCCGCAAGGGTCAAAACGCATCTTTTCCCGCCGCGTCTCATACAAGCCCGCAGAAGCGAGCTTTGGGCAGTTGCAACTATATGAGCGGGCTTGGGATTCATCCGGATGTGACATTTCCGCAAAGCCAAACCCCCGTACCCCTTGCCCGCAGGGCGGGCCTTTGTTCCACAGCTTCCAGCGGTGCAAGCTTTCAAGTCTCGGGGCAGGACGCTACCCGTATCGCGTCCCACGTCCGTCATTCCGCCGAAAAATCGCCCATTTTTCGCGGCCTCTCCCTACGCCCTGCGCCCGCTCCCGCGCCCCGTCAACCTGCCTAAAATCAGCCCGATCTTGTACGCCGGGCAAAAGCAGTGGCAAAGCCAAAGTTTCAAACCCTTATTTTCATCAAAATTTGGGGCGGCGGGCGCGTCGCAAGCCGCCTGCACCGCCCCCCTCCCCGGGAAGGACCCGCGCGGCACATACCCTTCCGAGAGGTGAAGGGTAACGGACACCCCGCAGAAGTCAGCACAGGCGGCGAGGCATAAACTGCCCTGTGAGGATGTTGAAAAAAGCAGCCAGCATAAAGCAAGAAACAAACAGGGCAGCAGATCGCGCCAGAAATTTGTATCCGGCCCGCTCGTGAGCCGTTTCATGTGGGTTTGCGGAAAGCCCGCAACAACCCGGCAGCCGGGGTAAGATCGTCCAGTATCCAAACTTTTCTTTCTCTATTTCCTTCTTTTCCCAAAAGGAAGGAAAGAAACGGGAAAGGGAAGGGGGGGGCAGAGGGGGGAAAAACGGTAGATGGAAGTGGGTGGAGATATGGAGGTAAAGTACATAAAGTATTCTAGGGAAAATGCGTAGGATAAGAAAAAGTTTCGGGAATTGCCTCCACTCTTCCTCCAGCTCCAACAAGAACGGCTGACGGGAGCGGGGCACTTTCCCCGGATTTTGTATCGGTTCTCTGCTTCGCCTGCTCAAATATTTCGCATAATAAAGCGGAATTTAACTTGTGTCACCCGCTCGGGAATAATCCCCGCAGCAACCCGCGAAAAACCTTTTTCACAGGTGGAAGCACTTCCACCCAAAAGGCCCTTTAGGTGGATTTTGGTGGAGGTCCACGCCGCTTTTTACTGTCGCCGGAAACCTTTCGGCAGGCGGCAAAAGGCATTTTCGCGCGGGACTTCCACCTTGCTTCCACCCCTAAAGCGGACCATATTCCCGGTTCGGCAATCAATTTCAATGCTTTCCGGGCAGGGGTTTCCCACCCGGCGCTAGCCTGCCGAAGTCGCGCGGAGACATCCCCCAGCAGGCCGGAAAGATTCGAATAGGGGCAGGCAGATCATCCAGAGAGCGAAGCGGGGCGGGATTTCTCCCGCCCTCATAAATGCCCACAGCAGGCGCAGCGCCCGCCGCTTGTCCGGCTTTGACTTCGTTTGCGTTCATTTTCCGTTCTCCTGTCTCATGGCGCAAGTCTCGCGGCCCTAGGTGGCGGAGACGCTGGCCGCTGCCGGTCAAAAGCTGCCCGAATCTCTCGCACATATGCTGCAAAAGTTATAATCTGCCCACCCTCCAAATGCGCAAGCTGCAATTCAGAATCAAACAGCCATTCCACTGAAAAGCCAAGCGCATCGGCCAGCCGTTTGCCCTCTTCAAGCGTTAAATCTTCCCCATCTTCAATCACCGCAGCCATAATTTCCGGCGTGACGTTCGCGGTCTCGGCAAACCACCACAGAAAAGAATCTGACGCGGCAATGACGGCGCAGAGGTTCGGACAATGCGTAACCGCTTTCGCGCCGGGCTTTCCCCGACCCGGCCAGCGGCAGCCGCGAAATCCCAAGCGAGAGGCCCCCCAGCCCCGCCGTCAGCTCCGCCCATGCCGGCGCCAGCCAGACACCGCCCGCCGCCTGTGTTCTTGCGTTTTATTTTCCTTTGCGCTTGTGACGGTGCCAGCCGCCGCAGGCGCTTTTTCTTTTTGTTTCACTGTAGTTTTCCTCCCTCGATGTCGGCCAGAATCAGGCCCCGCAGATAATCTTGTATTGTCCGATCCCCTGCACGTTGTTGCAACAGGGCACATTCTGCGCCAGAGACGCGGCAGGCAACGCGGCAGGGTAAGCGCCTGTTTTCCCGCCGCGCGGCCTGTGGACCGAATCTCGCGGCAAGGAACAGGGCAGCGGCAGGCTTGAGTGTCACCCCGTATCGGTCCCGCTCGTCCTCCACTTTCGAGTGAAGCGCCTTATCGTAGCCAGGATAAACTTCCCGGAGAGCTTCGACCAGCTCGCGGGCGGTCAGGCCGCGACGCAGTCGGAATTTTCGAATCGGATTCATAATTCCTCCTTTTCGGGCGGCGGCACATCATCGGGCGGGAAGTAAAGCGCGATTTTTTCGAGCGGCTCTCCGATGATTCGCATCATTTCGAATGCCTCCCAAAGCGACCAACTCCCCTTACTGCGGAATCTGTGGGATATGTAGCACGCGCCCCGGCGTAGCCTCCCGGCTAATTCCTGTTGCTGAATATCCCGTTCTTTCAACTCAAAGCGCAAGCGGTAAAATGGATTCGGCATATCACCGCCCTCCTTTCATCGGTTGAGTGAATACCGCGACGAGCAGCAAAACGGCGGCGGCGATTGCCAGAAGGATGGGCGCGAGCGGGTCGGCCCCCGCCTTCCCACCCCCCCCCCTGCCAC